GCAAAGGAAAAAACTTTTAAAGGATTCGCAGAAGGTAGATCTAAGTAATGTACGAGCAAAGTTTAGTTAAAACAATAGAGCCTATTAAGCGTACGACTATAAGTCGTATGAATAAAGGCAAAAAATGGGAGTACGGTTATAACAAAGAACATGATGTCATTGTTATATCTCGCACTGGGCAAATAGGTGAAATCCTTGAAATACAAAATCTAAAGGTAGCACTGCCAAAACAACCCAAAGAAATATTTAAACACGAATCTAATAAGTGGTTTAAAGTAGAGCAACCTAATGAGCTTTCTAGATTAAAGAATATATTTGATTGGAGAAGTTATCCGGAGAACCAGAAGGATCAGTGGTACGATTATATAGACAAAGAGTTCAAGAGAAGAGACGAGGGTTTTTGGTTTACAAACAACGGTAAAGCAACATATATAGTAGGCACACACTATATGTACTTACAATGGAGTAAGATTGATGTTGGGGCACCTGATTTTAGAGAAGCAAATAGATTGTTCTTTTTGTTTTGGGAAGCTTGTAAAGCAGATAAAAGATGTTATGGTATATGCTATCTTAAAAACAGACGTTCTGGATTTTCTTTTATGTCTTCTGCTGAAACCGTTAACTTAGCAACACTTGACAGTGATTCTAGATATGGAATACTATCTAAAAGTGGTTCTGATGCAAAGAAAATGTTTACCGATAAAGTGGTGCCAATTAGTATAAACTATCCGTTTTTCTTTAAACCCATACAAGATGGTATGGATAGACCTAAAACAGAGTTAGCATATAGAGTACCTGCTAGTAAGTTTACAAGAAAAAAGATTACAGCTAATGAAAAGCTAGAAGATTTAAAAGGATTAGATACAACAATTGATTGGAAGAACACTGGTGATAATAGTTATGATGGTGAAAAACTAGCTTTACTAGTACACGATGAGAGTGGTAAGTGGGAAAGACCTGATAATATATTAAACAACTGGAGAGTTACAAAAACCTGCCTTAGGTTAGGTAGTAGAATAGTTGGTAAATGTATGATGGGATCAACATCAAACGCTTTAGACAAGGGAGGAGAAAACTTTAAAAAACTATACAATGCTTCAGATGTTAGATCAAGAAATAAAAATGGACAAACAAAATCTGGTTTATATTCTTTGTTTATACCAATGGAGTGGAATTACGAAGGATTTATTGATGAACACGGATATCCAGTCTTTGATAGTACAAGTGATGATGTCGTCGGACCAGATGGCGAATTAATAGATATTGGAATAATAGAGCATTGGCAAAACGAAGCTGATGGTTTAAAAACAGATCAAGACGCTTTAAATGAATTTTACCGCCAGTTTCCAAGAACTACAGAGCACGCGTTTAGAGACGAAGCAAAAGGAAGTATATTTAATCTAATTAAAATATACGAGCAAATTGATTATAACGAAGAAATGTCCAGAACTCTAGGTGTTACTCAAGGAAACTTTCAATGGGTTAATGGGGTTAAAGATTCACAAGTTATATTTTATCCAGATCCAAAAGGTAGATTTAAAGTAAGTTGGGTTCCACCCCAACATATGCAAAATAACGTTATAATTAAAAATGGCGTAAGATATCCTGGTAACGAACACATGGGAGCTTTTGGTTGTGATAGTTATGATATATCAGGTACGGTTGATGGTGGTGGTTCAAAAGGAGCTTTGCATGGGTTGACAAAGTTTAGTATGGAAGATGCTCCGGCAAACAGTTTCTTTTTAGAATACTTATCAAGACCTCCAACGGCTGAAATGTTTTTTGAAGATATGCTTATGGCTATAGTATTTTATGGAATGCCAATACTAGCAGAAAACAATAAACCTCGTCTATTGTATTATTTAAGGCGTAGAGGATATAGAGGGTTTAGTATGAATAGACCTGATAAGATATGGAACAAATTATCTGTAGCAGAAAAAGAGGTTGGTGGAATACCAAATTCAAGCGAAGATATAAAACAAGCACATGCAGCTGCTATTGAGATGTATATACAGGCTCACGTTGGAATGAATCAAGAGGGAGGTTTTGGAGACCTGTACTTCAACACATTATTAAATGATTGGAGTAGATTTGACATAAATAAAAGAACAAAGTTTGATGCTACGATTAGCTCTGGTTTAGCTATTATGGCCTGCAATAGACATCTTTACGCTCCAAACGCTAAGATAGAAAAACCACCATTAAATATAAACTTTGCCAAGTATAACCAAGGAGGAAATATGAGTAAAATAATTAAAAATTAAAGATGGCCGAATCAGTTATAAATAGACATTTCCCAAGCCAAGTTGTTAGTGATTTAGAGAAAATGAGTTACGACTATGGTTTAAAGGTAGCGAAAGCAATTCAATATGAGTGGTTTACAAAAACACACGGTAATGATGATAGGCAAAATAATAGCGCTTCAAAGTTTCATAAGTTAAGACTGTATGCTAGAGGCGAACAGTCTATTCAAAAATATAAGGATGAGTTATCGATTAACGGTGATTTGTCCTATCTTAATTTAGATTGGACGCCTGTGCCAATTATTTCAAAATTTGTAGACATAGTGGTTAATGGAATTGCCGAAAGATTATATGACGTAAAAGCTTACTCGCAAGATCCACATGGGGTTGTAAAAAGAACCCAGTATATGAAAAATATACAAAAAGATATGGAGATGAAAGAGTTTGACAAGTTTGTTAAAGATACTTTTGCTCTAGAAACAAAGGAAAGCAAAATGAATCCTTTACCAGCTACTGAAGAAGAGTTAGCCTTACATATGCAGATTGGATATAAGCAAGCAATAGAAATAGCTGAAGAACAGGCTATTACAATGTTAATGAAGGGTAATCAATATGATTTAATAAAACGAAGATTTTACAACGATTTAGTAGTGTGTGGTATAGGCGCAGTTAAAACCTCATTTAATACATCGGAAGGTGTTACTATAGACTACGTTGATCCAGCTAACTTGGTTTATTCTTATACTGACTCTCCTTACTTTGAAGATATATATTATGTTGGAGAAGTTAAATCTATACCTATAAACGAATTAAAAAGAGAATTTCCATATATAGATCAAGATGAGTTAAAGGAAATGGCACGCACTGGTACAAGAAGCGATGGTTACATGAAGTCAAGTAATGACTATGATAATAATAAGGTAGATGTCCTTTATTTTAATTATAAAACCTATATGAATGAGGTTTATAAGGTAAAGCAAACAGGGAGTGGTGCGGATAAAGTTATACCTAAAGATGATTCTTTTAATCCACCAAATGATGATAGGTACGAAAAAGTAAGTAGGTCATTAGAATGTCTGTACGAGGGTGCTATGGTGTTGGGTTCTAATAAACTTATAAAGTGGCAAAAAGCTAGTAACATGATGAGACCTAAAAGTGATTACACTAAGGTTAAAATGAATTACAGTATAGTCGCACCAAGAATGTATGAAGGTAGGATTGATTCTTTAGTGAACCGTATAACCGGTTTTGCTGATATGATTCAAATTACACATTTAAAACTTCAGCAAGTTTTATCCAGAGTAACGCCAGATGGTGTTTACTTAGATATTGACGGGTTAGCTGAGGTTGATTTAGGTAATGGAACAAACTATAATCCACAAGAGGCTTTAAACATGTTCTTTCAGACTGGTAGTATTATAGGTAGATCACAAACTATAGATGGTGCGGGTAATCCAGGTAAAATTCCTATTCAAGAAATTCAATCTGGTACTGGTGCACAAAAAATGCAAAACTTAATCCAAACATATAATTATTATTTACAAATGATAAGGGATGTAACGGGATTAAATGAAGCTAGTGATGGTTCAACTCCTTCTGAAAGATCTTTAGTTGGTGTTCAAAAAATGGCTGCAGCAAACTCTAACACAGCAACAAGACATATACTACAGTCAGGTATGTTTTTAACAGGTGAAATAGCAGAGCAATTATCTCTTAGGATATCTGACATCATAGAGTACTCACCAACAAAAGATGCTTTTATTCAAGCGATTGGTGCTCACAACGTAGCTACACTAGAAGAAATGTCAAGCTTACATTTATATGATTTTGGTATATTCCTAGAGTTAGAACCTGACGAAGAAGAAAGAGCTATGTTAGAAAATAATATTCAAACCGCTTTATCACAACAAAGTATCCAGCTAGAAGACGCTATTGATTTAAGGGCTATTAAAAATATTAAGCTTTCAAATCAACTACTCAAACTTAGAAGAAAGAAAAAAGGAGAAGAAGACCAAGCAAATCAAATAGCTCAAACAGAGGCCCAAGGAAAAGCTCAACAAGACACTGCTGCGGCGCAGGCAGATGCAGAGGTTAAGAAAAATAACTCCATGGTTAAATCTCAGATTAGGTTAGAAGAAATAAAAACCCAAGGTAAAGTTTCAATATTAGATAGAGAGGCTGAAATCAAAAGAGAGTTGATGCAGCAAGAGTTTCAATACAATATGCAGCTAAAACAACTAGAGGCAAAAACTAAAAACGCAGGACAACTATTACAAGAAAATCGTAAAGACGATAGAACAAAAATGCAAGCATCTCAACAATCATCAATGATTGATCAAAAGGAGAATCAAAAACCAGCTAAAAACTTTCAATCTTCAAGTGATAATACACTAGGTGGATTTAACTTGTAGAATTATTAATTATTATTATATTATATTATGGCAACAAAAAAAGAAGAGCCAATCGCAAATGACGAAACTGGCAAAATTCAAGTAAAAGCAAAAGAAGAAAAACAACCAGATGGTAACGAAACAAAAGGTAATGTTACCAAGGTAAAAGAAACAATGAAGATGAAACCAAAAGTTACAGAAGAAACTATAACTAAGGTAGATTTAAATAAACCCCCAACACCAAAAGAAGATGAAGTTAAAGAAAGTGACGCTGACAACGGCGGAGTGGTTACAAGCGCTGAAAATGCCAACACCACACAAAAACAAGAAGAAGTACAACCGGAAGTTCAAGCACAAGAAACTTCAGTATTAGAAGAAATTACTGAAAAAGAAGTTGTTGAGGTTGAAGAGGCTATAGCAGAAGCTGAAGCTACTGGAAAACCTTTACCAGAAAACATACAAAAGCTAGTAAATTTTATAGATGAAACCGGTGGAGATCTAAACGATTATGTTAAACTTAATCAAGATTACAGTGAAATGGATAATCAAGATCTATTGCACGAATTTTACAAGCAAACAAAACCTCATTTAAACGCAGAAGAAATTAACTTTCTTATGGAAGACAACTTTTCTTTTGACGAAGATACAGACGAGGATAGAGAAATAAAAAAGAAAAAAATAGCGCTTAAAGAGCAAGTTGCCAGCGCTAAAAGCCACTTAGACGGGCAAAAGTCTAAATATTACGATGAAATTAAAAGCGGATCAAAGCTCACTGAAGAGCAAAAGGATGCTGTTAATTTTTACAACAATTACGAAGAGGGGCAAAAACAAGAGGAAATAGCTAAATCTAATTTTTTAAATAGAACCAACAGGTTCTTTGGAGACAAGTTCAAAGGTTTTGAATATAACGTCGGAGATAAAAACTATAGATTTAACATTAATGACGTAAGTAAAGTAAAGGAAACGCAGAGTGACATCAATAATTTCATAGGAAAGTTTCTTGATGAAAACAAACAGATGAAAGACGAAGCGGGTTATCACAAATCTTTATTTACAGCAATGAATTCCGATGCTGTTGCTAATCATTTTTATGAACAAGGAAAAGCGGATGCTTTAAAAGAAAGTGTCTTAACTTCAAAAAACATAGACATGAAGCCACGCCAAGAGTTAAGTTCAAACAATAATAACCCTAGTGGTATTACAGCAAGAGTACTTGGTGATACGGGCCCTGATTTTAAGTTCAAAATTAAAAACAATAAATTTAAAAATTAAAAAACAAAATTATGGCAGTTACATTTAACGGTGTTCCAACGCCTGCTCCAAACCAGCAGACTTTGAATACAAATTATCTAGATTTTACAGCTACAGGTGCGGGAGTTAACACTTGGGCTCAACAATATTTACCAGATCTTATGGAGCAAGAAGCTGAAGTTTTCGGACCGAGAACTATATCAGGATTTCTTTCACAAGTAGGAGCTGAAGAAGCGATGTCTGCTGATCAAGTAGTTTGGTCTGAGCAAGGTCGTTTACACATCTCGTACACGGGACAAGTTACATCTCAAAATGCAGGTTCTGGTTTAGGCGCTGCTGGTGCAGGTACTGGTTCTGTTGAAATAGACATTACTAAAGAAATTGACGGCGCTGGTGTTACTGTTTCGGGTACTGTAGTTGATCACGCTATCAGACAGTCTGATACCATCATCATCTCTAACTCTGCTGGTGTTACTAAAGCATTAGTTGTTGAGGTTAATGGTAACGTTATATCTGCAGCTCCTTACGGCTCTGCTGATATAGCTGTTTCTGGTACTGCAAATGATACAACTATATTAGTTTATGGTTCTGAATACGCTAAAGGTAAGTCTTATACAAATGCTGCTGGTACAGCTGCAACTGACTCGCACAGTGCTAATGAGCCGGTTATGAAAACTTACTCTAACAAACCAATAATCTTAAAAGATTACTACGAAGTATCAGGTTCTGATACAGCTCGTATTGGTTGGGTTGAAACTACTGGAGAAACTGGACAAAACGGTTACTTATGGTACTTAAAAGCTGAAGCTGATACAAGAGCTCGTTTTACTGATTACTTAGAAATGTCAATGCTTGAAGGTGAGTTAAATGCTGCGGATGGGAGTGCTACTAATGTTGACCTTGCGTTCTCTATGTATGGGGTTAATGGTAACCAAACAGGTACTCAAGGTTTATTCGCTGCTATTGAAGCAAGAGGTAATGAAACTTCAGGTGTTACTGGTGTTAATGCTGCAACTGATTTAGCTGAGTTTGACGCTATCTTAGCAGAATTTGATTCTCAAGGTGCTATTGAAGAAAACATGATGTTTGTAAACAGAGCTACTTCGTTAGCGATGGATGACATGCTAGCTTCTATGAATTCTTACGGTGCTGGAGGTACTTCTTACGGAGTATTTAACAACTCTGAAGATATGGCATTAAACTTAGGTTTCTCTGGTTTCAGAAGAGGTTCTTATGACTTTTACAAGTCTGACTTCAGATACTTGAATGACAAAGCAACAAGAGGTGGTATTAATGCTGCTGCTGGATCTGCTGCTATTAGAGGGGTGATTATCCCAGCTGGAACTTCTACTGTTTATGACCAACAATTAGGAAAGAACCTTAAACGTCCTTTCTTACACGTTCGTTACAGAGCTTCTGCTACTGATGACAGAAGAATGAAAACATGGACTACTGGTTCTGTTGGAGCTGCTACATCTGCTTTAGATGCAATGCAAATCCACATGCTTTCTGAAAGATGTTTAATTACTCAAGGTGCTAACAATTTCATGTTAATGAAATAAGCATTATATTAAGAGGTTGGGGGTAATTCCCCAACCCCTTTCTTTTTATTAATTTATATTATATTATATTATGGCTAAAAAAGCTAAAACAAAAGTCTCACCACAGGCAGACCCTGGAGATGAGCATATTGAAACAATGGAAGAAGTAGTTACAGAATTTTTTGAAGATACAGTAACTGAAGAACCAAAAGCAAGAGAAAGATTAAAGCCCGCAAATGAGTGGGAAATTAAAGATAGAGTTTATTACTTAAAAAACGGTAGAAAACCTTTGTCTAAATCAATTAAAGCTGCTGGTATTTACTTTTTTGATGAAGCTTTAGGATACGAAAGAGAACTTAAATACTGTCAAAACCAAAAAACATCATTTGTAGATGAAATGAAAGGTGATCAAAGGTTAGAGCATATTATATTTAGAGCTGGAGTTTTGTACGTAGAAAAAGATAAAACGGTTTTACAAAAATTATTATCTTTGTATCACCCAGACAGAAACAAATCATACGAAGAATATAAGCCCGAAGTTAATGCGGCTGATGAAATTGAAGTTCTAGATATGCAGGTTGATGCGCTTATTGCAGCTAGAAATATAGACATAGATATGGCAGAAGCTATCATGCGAGTAGAAAAAGGTTCTAGTGTGTCAGACTTGAGTTCTAAGGAACTTAAAAGAGATTTATTAGTATTTGCTCGTAACAACCCTAAACTCTTCTTAGAGTTAGCGGATGATGAGAATGTAATGCTAAGAAACTTTGGTATAAAAGCTGTTGAAGCTGGAGTATTAAGGTTGTCCACTGATCAAAGAAACTTTTTGTGGGGTAG